CGGCGGCCAGCGTCACCAGTTCGGCGCAGGGGGCGCGTACCAGGGCATCGCGGTCGGTCACGTCGGCCAGTTCCGACACCCGGTAGTCGCCCGCCTGCAGGCCAAGACCGGCGGTGTTGATCTGGGTCTCGGTGGCGATCGAGCGCAGCGTCGACAGGTAACGGCTGTCCAGCAGTTCGCGCATCGTGATCTTGGCCGCGATGCCGTGAAAGATCGGCTCGTCTTGATCGGTCAACCAGATGCCGTTGCCGCGGAACGCCGTGCCCGTCCAGCCAATCACGCGCAGGCCCGGGTTGTACTTCGTCAGGTCGGCGATGAGCTGGCGGTACATGCCAGTCTCGGATGCCGAAATGTTGTGACACTCGTCGACCAGCAGCAGCGACACGGCGCCCAGCTGGTGTGCACGCTTGTAGATGCTGCCGATGGTCGAGTACAGCACCGCGCCGCCCAGCTGCCGCGCCCCCAGGCTGGCCGAGTACAGCGACGCGGGTGCTTCGGGCCAGACGGCCAGCAACTTGTGCAGGTTCTGCTGGCACAGCTCGCGACTGGCGACCGTCATGACGATTCGGGTCTCGGGCCATTGCTCGATGGCCTCGCGGCACAGCATGGCGATCAGGACCGACTTGCCGGCGCCGACGCAGGCATCGACGATTGGGTTGCCTTCTGGGTGGCGGCCGAACCATTCGTAGAGATCGTCCAGGGCGCGGCGCTGGTAGGGGCGCAGGATCACAGCAGCCTCCCGTGAGCCTGAGCCCAAGCGATCGGGTCTTGTGCGCGCTTCCGCAAATTGCACGGCGGACAGAGCAGCTGCAAATTGTCCGGGCCGTTTCCGCCGCCCCGCGCAAGCGGCACAACGTGATCGACGTGATAGCCAACGCGATGCAGATTCTTCCTGCAAGCAAGGCAGCGGCCGCGCTGCAGACGCATCAGCTTCGCGATGTCATGCACGGTATGCGTTCCGATCGCAGCGCGCTTCCGAGCGTTCCTGTTTCTTTCAGTGGCAGAACGCCGATCTTTATTCGCGGCCGCCCATGCCTTTGCTGTAGCCAAGACGCGCGCACGATTGGCGGCCTTCCATTGACGAGCAGATACGAGCCTGCGATCGCGATTCCGGTAGTACGCAGCCAATGCTTCGGCTCGGCTTTTGGCGATGTCTGAAGCGTATTTTTCTGCAGCTTGCGCACGTAGATGATCCGCATTGCGTCGTTTCCAAGCGGTTACCTTGGCGCGCGAACGCTCCGGGTTTTCCTTCTGCCAGGCTGCGGACTTGGCTTTCGAACAATCGATGCAGGAGCCGTCACCAGTTCGCCGCTCAACAATGTGCCCGCGTTTGCACGGAAGCCCGGTGAAGTAGCGCGCCAGGCCAAGCGCCTTTGCCTCTGCTCGCTTCACGACGAGGCCTCCACGAGTCGCCCTTCGAACTCGTCCCGAAACGCCTTCAGTTCCGGCTCACCCAGTGCGCCCTTGTCCGCGCAGGCGTGGATCTCGTCGGACGAATAGCCATCGGGCCGCGGGCCGTTCAGGAACTGGTTCCCGGTGATCTTGTTGCGGTACAGCACCGCGCCGTCCACCACGTCGGTCTGCTCGGCCCAGTTCGCCAGCAGGATCGGGATCACCCGATGCTGATCGCACCCGGCGCGCTGTTCGTCGATGCTCAGGTCGCGCTCGTGGTGGGCGCAGGACCAGCGGCCGTTGCCGGCCCGCTCGGGCGTGACGTGCGCGCAGCTGCGGCAGGTGGCCGCCGGGGCGGCGGTGCCGTGGCAGTGGGCGTGGAAGTGGCAGAACTTGCATTCGTACCAGGCCGGATCGTCGGACAGTTTCACCGGCGGCTCGTCGGCGAAGATGATGCGTTCGGCGCGGGCGATGAGCCGGTCGAACTCGGCCGGCTCGAAGTCGAACCGCTCAAGGTGCAGGTGGTCGGTGTCTTTGACGACGAACAGGAATGCACACCGATCCAGGTCCATCAGCCCGGCATAGACGGTGCCCTGCGCGTGGTACTTGGGGTAGGCCGCCCGGAATCCCTTCTTGGTCATCTCGGCGAACTTCTTGCTGCTGACCGTCTTGACATCGAAAACGTGGGCGGTGCGCGGGGCTTCGGGCAGCCCGCGCACGATGGCGTCCAAGTGCCCGCGCAGGTGCCCGCCCAGGGCCTGCACCGCGAACTGGCGGCCGTCTGGCTGGCGGTCCCATACCTCGAGGCCGATCGCGCGCAGCTCGTCCAGCACGCGGGCCTCTTCGCGGTGGCCCGTGTCAAAAAGTCGGACCATACGACCCTCGAACTGCTCGCGGGCGATCCAGCGAAAGCCCATCCACAGCCGGCGCGCGCACGGGTCGCCCAGGGCGGACGCCCCAAGGTACGGGCGGGCCTGCTCGCCCGCTTCGCGCTGTTCGTGCAGAGCGTAGATGGCGGCGGCCGTCTGGTGGACGGGGGCGGGCAGGGCAGCCATGGCGGCGCTCAGCGTTTCCATGGGGCGGTGGCGACAGTGGCCGGGGCGGAAGCCGCCGGCACGGCCGGGGCAGTGAACGTCGCGGCGCCCGGCGCGCTGACCGCCTCGAACCCATTGACCTCGTTCTTGTCGCCGTACTGGCCGGTGTCGTCCTTGCGGATCTTCACGCGGGCCCGGACGATCTTGCCGTGAAGCTGCGCGGTGTCGGCCAGCTGCAGCACACCGGCGGCATGGCACAGGGCGGACAGTTGCGACTGGCCAATCTGCTCGGCCTGCGGGCTGGGGTTGCGCACATTGATGTTGGCAAACACCGTGCGACCGACAAACTGGCCTTCGACGACACGCAGTCGAAACACCGCCATCTGCCCGCCGCTCTTGGTGGTCTTGACTTCGCTTTCGTCCACGCTGACCGTGTAGGTGCCAGCGGCGATCGGGGTGATCGCGACTTGCGGCGCGACGGTGGTTGCATCAAATCCGAGCTGTGCCATGGTTAGGCTCCTTGGGTTTCGGCGGCGACTGCCGCTGGTTGGCGAGTGATCTTGGCGGCGATGGCCGCGAGGTTCGGGGGCTCGAAGGCGTCCAGTGCGCCGGACCGGTCCTTGGCGCCGTACTGGAAATCGGGCTGGGTCTGAAGGGCGCGCACGGTCTTGCCCTCGGCGTCCTTCTCGATGCGCAGGCACAGCACCTCGTCGAACAGGTACGGCAGGCCTTGTCCCAGACGCTGGCCGGGCATCGACGGTCCGTAGAGCACCGCGCCGGACAGTTCGTCCTTGGTGCGCTCCTGCTTGGCCGACATGTAGACGTTGCGCCCGGGCAGGTCGCGAAACGCGCGCAGCAGGTCGGTCATCTGCTCGGTCAGCGCACCGTAAGCCTGGCGTGGGTCCTTGGTCGCCTTCTTCTCGGCGTTCAGCACGACCTCGGCGATCTCGCTGATCGAGTCCAGGCACACCCAGTCGAAGTGCGCGCCTTCCGGGCTCATCAGGAACGCATAGGCCTCGTGCACGTCGGCGATGCTGGACACCTCGATGACCGGGATGTCGGAGGCGCGCAGCGACAGCAGACCGCCCTCGGCGCTGATGATGATCGGCGTGCCACCGGTGGTGGCGCACAGGGTTGTCTTGCCCGCGCCGGCCTGGCCGTAGGTCAAAATTTTGACGCCGTTGCTGCGCGCGGCTTCGCGGGTGGTGGTCAGCTTGATCGCCATCACGCCACCTTCAGCGAAAAGGCCGACTTCACCTTCTTGGCAGTGATCGCCTGCGCCACGATCGCGTAGACCGACGGCTGGTGATCGCGAAGCCAGCGCAGACCCTTCAGGTCGATCTTCGCCACTTGCGCGAACTGGACCGGGCGCAGGGCCTCTGGCACCAGCGGCGCAACGCGCAGCCACACCGCCTCATCGACCGTCCGATTGATCTTGCTGGTGATGGTGAGCTTGCTGCCGTCGGCCAGTTCGTGGGTGGCGCTGCCCTCGTCGGGCTCGCCCAGGGCGGCAATGATCTGCGCCTCGATCTCGACGCGGCGCTTGTTGGCCTGCTCTTCCTGGCGCTTGTGCTCGACCCACTGGACGACCAGTGAATCGACGGACTGCGGCGCGGTGAAGGGTTTCAGTACGGCGTTCATGAACGCATCTCCTTGAATGGCGCGGCATCCGGCCGCGCGGCGGGTATCCGGTGGGGGTGACGATCACTACCGCG